ATATGGTTGAGAATAGAGTTAGTGGTGTCCAAGGTGTACTGGAAACACTAGGTGATCTTAGGTTTGATGATGATGTTAAGTTGTTCTTTAAGGAAGTATTTAATCATCCTGACGAAGTTATCAATTTAATTGAAGAAGCTATTGAGATTGGAAATTATATGGACTCCGTTCAGTCTGGGGTACCTTTCGATTCCATGATGAGACCTATTGAAGTTGATGGTATCTCTAATGGTATAGCTTCTATGTCCACACATCTTGGTATTAAGGATGCTATGTACAGAGTTGGTGTTCTTAGGCAAGACCCTAATAAGGTCTTAGCTGAGTTTGAAGGAATTGAAGGTAACATTCGTGCAGTCCTTGCTAGTAATATGAAGAGGGACTTAAATGCAATGCTCTATAGTTCTGAATTCCAAAAGAAATATAAGGTAGGCCCTGCGGATAAGGAGGAAGTTATGGCTATCCTTGAGTTAGCTATAGCAAATGATAAGATATTCTTAAAGAAACCTATCATGACATTACCTTATGGTCAGGCTGTTTCTAGTATGTTATACATAGCTCAAGAAACTATAACATCAAGCCCTTCTCTTCTTGAAAAAGCTACAGATAACGAACTAGGTACAGCAGGTGTTGCTAAACTCCTACATGGTATTCTTTCACACAGCCTTGAGGCAACTTTAGGTGCTGATATAATAGAGTTTAGTGAAGCTTTGAAAGATGCTACCTCCGTTGCAATGGCAGCAAACCAATCTATTGTTTTTAGAAAGCCAACTCTTACTGAGACTACAGTAAACGGTGTTGACATTGTTCAAACTGGAAGAGACCCTGTTATTTCTCAGATTAATGAAGAGTGGGTTGATGAAGGTGGGGAAAGAAGGCGAAACCCTATTAAGAATATGAGAACAGAGTACCCTTCAACTCGTAAAGAAATGGTTGCTATTGGTGGTGAAAACATTAAAGGTAGTTCGATAAGAACAGCGGTACTACCCCAAGTTATTATTAGTATTGACGGAGCTACAGTAGCGTTAGCTTTATCAGGTGATCGTTGGAAAGATATGCAAGCTGCTACAAAGCAACAGGTCCCGTATGTGACTGCTATTTATGATGCTGTTATTGGTGACTTAGGTTCTTTCAGATCTCTTGTGGCTAACATGAATAAAACTTGGATTGAAACCTGCCTTAACTATGATTTACTTAATGAAATGGTTAAGGGTATTGAGGGGTCTAAGATCAAAGGACTTAGAAAACTAAAAGCTCTTGCAAAAGCTAGCCCTAATGACCTAAACTTTGATTTAAATAAACAAGTGGGCGAGATGCTTAGTCTTGTCCGTGAAGTTGATGGGACTGATGCGTGGGAATATACCTTAGATACAATGTCTGATTCTAATAAGGAGCTACTAGCTATTGCTGAATCATCTAATGAATCGATGTTACAAGGGTGGTCTGATGGTTTAACTAACCAGCAAGCCTTAGATCTTTACATTTTAGTTTCCCCTTTAATGGACACTAAAATTAAAAGACTTAGAAGGGCTGCAACTAAGGCTAAGAAAGCCAGAGAAATCCTTAAGAAAGAGATAGGCAATAACCCTGTGTTTCAGTTTAACGTTGATGACATTGGTGAATTTGCTTACGGATAATAACAATAGATAATAATAAAAAAAACCCTTCAAGTTCCAGTTAAGGAACCCAAAGGGCCTTACCCTCAGGTATACATTACGTATACTTGGGGGTTATTTTATTGCATCATTGCATTGTGTATAGTCTTTCGACCAGCTTTCCTACCATCTTCAGCATAGGCTTTGGCTTCTCCATCAGAGAGACCCTCAGCTAACGCACCTGAGTAGTTCTGTTCCCAGACCTTACTAAGTATTGCCTCATTGATCTCGGGTGTGTACGCAAGGGCTGGGTCAAGATTGTACATCTCAACGTATTCCATATCGTCAATACCCGGAACTATATTGTAGGACTTCTTTTCATTACTCATCTTTTACAAATACTCCATCGACCATACGACCAGTGCGCACAGATATTTTATTATAGGCTTCATCTAAACAATCTGTTAAGTCAAGGCCCCATAGGTTTGATTGTATTACCAGAGTGACAAGGACATCTCCCATCTCATCTCGTATCTTATCCACATCTCCAGAAGAGATAGCATCAATCATTTCAACTGACTCTTCTTCAAACTTACTTAGTTGTTTTTGGATACGTTTGTGCCTGTCGGCATCTGTATGTAGGTCACCAAGGATACCCTTGATGTGACCCCAGTCAATAACTTTAAGTTCAATCTCCTCAAATATTTTATACATCATCATCACCATCTGCTTCTAAGGCTTGCTCTGCAATAGACAGGAAGACAAAGTTTGCTGTTGACTGTAGTACACCTAGCATTGCTACATTGGTTACTCTGCCGTTATACTTATTAACAATGTCACCAACGTCATTTAGCATATCGTTTTCAGCTACATACTTATCTGGGAATTGTGTTACGTTACTCATATAGTTATCCTCTAACAAAAGAAATAATCAGAGGAGATGATCTCAGATATATCTAATGACCCTAGCTCTGGTTGTTTAAGTTTATAACCCTCTCGGGTCTCTAATAGCATCTGCTCTATAGCAGTAAAGAAGTTATCACTGTTATACATCATAGCAAATTGCCACTTGGTGTGGTCTATCAATTTATTTATATCACATGCATGAGTTGAAAAGGAATCATGTATAGCCCCGAAGTCCCCAGAGAAACTCTGAACAACTTTAGCCATGTGAGCTGCGTCCATTGAATGGATAAAATTAGGTGAGCATCCAGATGCAAATGATCTCCTACAAGGTAACAAGTTACCATTGGAAGTGATGTAAGGTATCTTAATGCTATGCCCTATCTGACCAAGACCACGTATGGTACTGCGTACAGTGATGTTCTTCTGTCTCCACACTTCGTACAACACTGGGAATCCTGAAGGAGTTGTCCAACGTGTACATGTCTCACCTGTTGATAAGATATGGTCAGTCATCTTCTGTATGAACTTCATGGTCTTTAAGGGACCTACACAAGTATCATTGATTGAAAGTATAAGTTGTTTTGACAGAGAGGTACAGTCATCTTCTGTAATATTATACTCCGTGTCATACCCTTCAACCTTACAATCATAATACATGTTAGCTGCAATCTTCTTTTGACCAGCTGAGTAAGCCCTTGTCATTGACCCACGCTTTGCTATACCTTTTCGTATAGCTTTCATTGGCATGTCACGACCTTCAAACCACTCAGGCATTCTCTCTGTAAGACGCTTAGCTACTTGCACATAGAAGTCTTTCTGTATCTCACTGGGTACTAGTGATACTAGTTCGCCAGCTTGCTTGTCTTTAGAGATAGCTGCTAGATGTTGCCATCCATTGTTACTCCCATCAACAGGGATAGGTAGTCTACTCATATGTACAGTACCTTCAAGTACGGCAGTCCCGTACCCCTGAACATCTAAGCAACATGCAAGAAAGCTAACTGGTTTTTCTGCTTCTGTTCTGAAGCTCTGTCCATCCGCTAATTGGTTTATCCAAGTCAGGTTGTTTAGGGTCCACAACTCTCTGTCCTTTAGTGTCATCTTGTCTACTGAAATTGTGGATAATCCTTCGTCTTGCAGATAGGTTTGGTAGTCCGCTGTTGCCCATGTTGGTAGTCCCTCTATATCATAAGATTGATTATAAGAACAAGCTGTATGTATGCATAGCCATCTGTACCCCTCGGTATCCATAGCTTTTGCATAAGCAAACTCAAAGAGTCCCTTGGATACATCAGAACCTTGGTAGTTTAAGAATGGTTCTGTATAGTAGACACGCCCACGATAGTCACACTCTACCATTTGATAGAAGTCACGTAGCCCTATGGCATGTACCTTAGCAATTACGAACTTCATCTCTATAGCTTTTGACTTAGCTTTTATAGACTGATCCTCAAGATCTATGAACAACCCTAGGTTAGTCTCTAAAGCCTTGGCTACTGTACTGTTAAGCCTCCAAGGTGTCTGCTGCAGCTTGTTAAGAGCAGTAATAAAAGGTGCTCCTATAAGCTGCTTAAAGTCTTCCTCTGAACTCATACGTTTAATGTATGGCCTCTTGGTGAACTCATTACGCAGTGACACTATGTCTTTTGGAGGGGTGAATGACGTACCTATAAGCGTACTCTTTATATACTCAGGGGGTAGGTCACCAAGGGTAGCCCATGTGCTTAGTAACTTTATAATGTACGGTGCACGGAACCCTTCGTACTCCCTTTCAATATGTATATAACCAAGTTGAAAGAAAGCTTCTAGGTATAGGTCACCTACTGCAAGTATCTCTTGATGGTTAGTGTTTAGTACACCTAAAGCAGACAGCACCTGTAAGCCTATCACAGACGATGTAACGGTTAGTTTAAAGGGGTTTGATGATGACCTCCGGGACTTCTGATAAGCTGCCACAGCACCTGCTACGGCCCTTACAGTGAGCTTCTCGTACGTGTATCCGTAGGGTATCATTGAAGATATTAATCTGGCCCCTTCCGGGGGCCTCCCACGAAATGAATTACCCTCACATCTTTCCTTTATGTACTCTGTGATACGCTCTACACCAGCAGAGTTATCCAGTGTACTCGAGGAAGTCCTCTTGTCCTCTGAGTCTGTTGGTTTTGGTATCGTAGTATGCTGATCCGCAGTCTCCAGTGCGTCCTGTGAATCGTGACTTAAGTACTCGGAGTTTAATTGTGTTTCGTTCATCTTCATCTTCTGCCACTAAGTTACGAGAGAATGTTATTATATCAAAGCTGATCTGTTTAATCGAACCAGAACCTTTGATGTCATCGATAGACGATAGGTGCCCTTCTTCAAAGGACTTACCTTGTGACTTCCTAAGGTGGCTTATTAAACCTAACCATACGTTATGCTTCTTGACTATCTTTAGAAGGTCAGACATGACTGAATCTATAGCTTCGTTACCTGTCTTTCCATCAGCCCCTTCAGATACTGCAATGGTGATATGATCAAGGATGATATACTGGCAACCAAGTAAGCATAGGTTTTCAATTTGATCAATGAGACTAGAATCCGAAACCGCACCGTTATGGTCAAGTAGGATGAGTCTTTCATTCCCAAATACTCTTTCAAATGCTTTACGTTCTTGCTCAACAGTCGGGTCTGTAGGAGTAAACATCTTGATAAACTTCTCTGCAGAATCCCCAATGCTTTCTTCGAGAGATACAAGGCCAATGACTTCATCTGTATTATCCTCTAATTCTAATATTATTTCTTTGATCATGGTAGATTTACCTGACCCTGTACCAGATGTGAACAGTACAATCTCACCCTTACGCATACCATCTAGCTTATTGTTAAGACCTTCAAGACACTGGGGGTATGGTACAGACTTGACAGATTTACGTTCAACATATGCTTCCCAGATAGCTTCACCACGTACAATAGCTGCTGGTGTGTACCTTCGTGCGTTGAACACAGCAGTTATGATAGCACTGGGGTTAGATATAAGTGTATCACATGGGTCATTATCAGGCAGTGAGGCTACCTTAGTCTTATCCCAACCAATTATCTTGGCTGCTTCTGCTACTGCCTTTTCTCCAGCATCATCTTGATCAAACATTAAGATCACTTCTTTGAATGATCGTAACCAATCTCGGTTAGTCACAAGTATCTTCATGTTAGATGAGGATGGTAGGGATACTACAGGGTATACTTTCTTATACTTAATAAGCATTGCTTGCTGCACTGCAATAGCATCTAACTCACCCTCAGTTATGATTACTTTTAATCCACCGGGTTGGAACTTAGATTGACCAAACAGTTCAAGCTTGGAGTTCTTAAGGTCACCTACAACTCGGAACTCTTTAGGTAAAGTCCTCTTTTTGTATGCAACTATCTTACCTTTGACTGTGTATGGGTAGTAGTGTGCATTAACTGTGCCGTTAGAGTCATAAGATATTTTCATATCGTACTCATCACATGCAGTCTTAGTTAGGTTACGGTCACGTACTCCCGCACTGTCGTAGTTGTGTATGTCTTGAAGTGAATCTCCACTCATATCGTACTCTCGTTTGGTATTCGGTTTAAACTTTGACACTACTGTGTCGTCATATTGATCTAGGAAAGCTGGCTTGTTACATGCAAAGCACTTACCTCTTCCATTGGACCACAGTGCTACTGCATCTGATGATCCACAATGTACACATGGATAGTGTTTAGTAAATGTTGCACCCATTAGTTCCACCTGTTTTCTTTAAGGGATTTAGTATCTATACGTCTGACAGTTGCTTTAGTTTTAGTGTCAATCCGTTGTTGCTTTTTCTCCTTTGGTTTCAATAAGTAATCTTCCGCTTCTGTAGATTTCGTTGAGTCTGGTTTTTGTTTCATTTGTTATTGCTTCTTTTGGAATGAATTTAACTGCACCTATCTGTCTGTTAAGGTATAGAGGTACACCCTCAGGGCATTTCTCTGTAAGAACATCTAAGTACCATTGAACTTTACATTCTGCTGCTGAGAGTCCTCCTCTTGTTTCAAACAATTGTATCATCTCATATGATAACTCTGACCCATCTTCCTTTAGGTCATTAATATGTTTGGAGGAACTTGTGTACGACTTCCAGTTAGACTCCTTGTCTCTCTTGGTTTTCTTATATGAATGGAACTGTTTCTTACCTACGTATCTGATTGGGTTACCGTCTGGTACAGATACAGTTATAAGGTACACGAACCCGAAGTAATCATCAACCTCGAATGGTTCACCATCATAAGACCAGTGTCCTAGACTCATGACATAGCCGCACTTTCTACTTCGCC